AGACGTCCTGCACCTGCTTCCCATTGCATACCATCGTGATGAAAGGTTGATGTTCGACCACCTATAAATGCATACTTCTCAAGAATACATATATGCATTGTGGGGTATTTTTTACTGAGTTCTAATGCACAATAGAGGCCGGCCATACCGGCGCCTATTATACATATGTCATAGTTAACCATCTCCTATCTATCTAGACCCACGTTTTCTTAGAGTTGCTGCCTTTTTCTGCGCTTTATTATATATATCCATTAACATATTATATGCGCGCTCAATTTCTGGCATTGGATCTTCTTCAGCTGCAAACTTTCTCCCAGTGTATGGGTCATATAGTTCTGGAAGTGGTAGGAATTGCTGTGTAGCCTCTACTAAATACTTATTAACAATTGGACTTGAGAGGCGCTTTTTTATAGTTTTGCTACGCCCCTTTTTAAGGAGGCCAAATACTCCACTTGGAGCATTTCCAAGTGTACTCAAAACATTAGCCGGAAATGGACTTCTTGGAACAGCATTTACATGAAACGTGCCATTTGCATCGTAGCGTCCAGTTGGAATAGTGAGTGGAGGAGGACTTGCCGGTGGAGGATTAAAAATCGGTGAGCTTGAAAGAGTTGGTGGCACACGTAATTTCAAAGACCCTTTTGATCTTCTTCGCGACTTTGATGCAACGGGATTAAATGTATTAACAATAGGTGCAGCATTAGCAAATCCGGTAGATGAAGTGAATGGCGAAGCTAATGGCGCAGCTAATGGCGAAGCTGCTGTTCCAGATATAGTCATAGGTCCGCCCATAGCTGGAGCTACTGGCGAATCTACTGGCGAAGCTGCTTGCGAAGCTACTGCTGAAACTGGTGATGAAGCCATAGATGAAGCAAAAGGCGCAGGCATTATTGCAGGCTGACCGGGTTTAAGTTCTGTTATTCTACCAAGCAACTGTTTTGCTAATTCATATCTTGGTCGCATATACTCTTTAAGTTCACCGGTAGCATCTTTTTTCTCAAAGAACTTTACCTTATCCTTTAAATCTTTTTCATTCTTTTTAAGGTGACTGACATTATATCCAGCATTTACACGGGATTTAATATTATCCATTAAATCTCGTCTCTTAGCCTTTTTTACTGCCGCAACCGGTTCCATTCTATATTATCTATTCAAAAAATGCCATCTTAAGATTGTCAAATATTGTAAGTGTATCAGAACTACTGAATTTACCAAAAAACTTTCCATCCTTTATAAGTGCAAAAGATGGGATTTTAGTTAAACCACAGTATCCAAGAGTATACTTATTTTCATCTACATCACACTTGTACCATACAAGTGTCTTAGGTGTAGATGATAGTAGGCTATCAAAATCAATACGCTTACACGCCCCACACCACGTTGCCGTAAAATAAACTATCACTGCTTCAGGCGCCGCTTTACCAGTTTCATCAACTGGTTTCAGAAGTTTTTCGAACTGTTCTTGGGTCTGGAGGGGGGTCATCTGACTCGACATTTATACCAGAACCAAGTGTTTTTTTCATACTATATAAAACGTATCCTCCAAACGCCACTAAAGCTACACTAAATAATAGGACTGTAGATGATGTCGATGCAGAATCCATCATTCCACCTCCAGCCTGTTTAGGGGGGCCAGCAGATCCAACCTTTTCGAGAATTCCTGGAAGTTTTGCTACTACCTCAAGTAATCCCCCAGCAGCATCTGCTGTCTTTGTAACAGTTCCTGCAGTAGCTCCTACAACATTTGTTACTGCTCCAGTAGCTGTACTCATTATTTCTTGAGCATTTTTAGCAGTCTCTTTTACAAAACCGACAGTAGAAGCATCTGCTGCTTCAACTGCATCCTTAGTCACTTGTCCAGCTGCTCCCACAACACCTGCTGCAGCCTTACCGTATGCAGTTGTAATAGTCGAAGCAGCTTGTGCTGCGCTTAATGGAACCTTTGATACAGCGTCGGCTGTCTTTTCAAAGAGAGTCTCAGGTATTTTAGGAACCGCTTTACTTGGTCCAAGTGCACCCTTATTGAAATTGGGATCCATAAACCACGTTGCCGGAAATATACGACCTGCACCTTTTTCAAAAAGGCCTCTAGTATCAAATAATATCCTGTATATATCATAAAATCCCCAGCCAATTGCTAATAATATGGTTAATCCCAATGTAAATATACCAGATAAATACATGCATACATGTCCTATTGCACCCCAATAGTCACCGATGACTAGTTTATTGAGAGGAAAGGCTATAAATAATACACTGACAAATACATATGCCATAAATATCCAAGGCTTTGGAACATCTGCAGGCGCCAAGTTTTTTGCATCTTTATTTATAAACATACCTGCACCCAAACCTATCGGACCATAATAAGGAACTCCTAATCCATATTTTTCAACCAATTCTCTTTCACCAACTGCTTGAGCAATATCATAGAAATACCAGAATCCAAATAAGGGTATCATAGTCAATAATTTTAAAATGAAGGTCTTTGGACTTCGTAAGAGTAAATGATCGAGTCCTAAAAGGCCCGTAATTGGAAATATAGCTATAACCATATATAACCAATAGGGTATTTGGGCCCCACCCCAATAGGAACCCTGTGTTATACCAATATCTACATTCATTTCCCTCTATCCTACATGATGCTATAAATCTATAATTTATCGCTTAATACTTAATTGCACTAGAATTAAATTGTAAATAGAACACCTCCAAATCCATCTGCAACACGGAAGACGTTATGATTAATAGCATACACTCGTGTATGTAAGGTTCCTAAGTTCCTCAAAGTAGGATCAATATTCACTTGTAGAACTATAGAATCCATACGGCTCGCATTCATTGAGCCACATGGCTGTACTTCTTCCGGTTTTAAAGCAAAGCTATACGAATAGACGAATGACTCTTCTGGAACAACCGTATGATACTGCCAAGGTTGAACAAGTCGGAAATATCCAGCATCACGAACTTGAAATCGGTCAAACCCATCAAGTTGAAGAACTGCATCCAATAATATATCACGTCTAGTTCCAACCTCAAAGGTCCCTAAAGAACTGTAATTGAAATATTCATGATAACGTGTCATGTCATCCCTCTTTACATACCAAAACATCTCACGAATTGGATGGTTAAATTCTAAACGAAGAGACCCGTTTGTAGCACCGGGAGCGATTGGAATCGGAGGAGTATATTGAATTTGTTCTATCAAATACTCGTGTGTTGAACTAACAAATCTACGACGCTCTTCAGGATCAAGATATATATAGTCCCCCCACAACATCAAATCAGTTATATGTGCCGGTTTCACTTCTAGACTGTTGCATGCCGGTGTAGTTAAAGCTTGCGAGAAAAACAATTGATTGAGAGGCCTTATTGTAAGATTAATACGGATTGGATGATACTGAAGAGCCACTAATGGTAACGCCAAACCAGGATTACGACAAAACCAGAATCGCAAGGGTATATATAGCTTGATCGGTCCGTTAAGTGTCGGTGGAGAATATCCATCGAGTTTCCCTATCATATTATAAAATCCAGTCTGTTTGTCCTTCGTTGTTGTATAATTCGACCAAATCTCCATCCATTCTCCAGTCTGCTTATCAATTTCCTGCTCTCCAATCTCAATTGAAATCTCTTGAATCAGTGCATGACCTATAGCATTTACATATGATACAGGTGTTCCATCAAGAAGTTCCAATGCCGGTAAGGTCAGTTCCAGAATTACTTGACTTAATAAATCACCCCGACGAGGAACTAAACATGTAATTCTCTTACCAAAATCAGGTGTACCATCAAAATACATTGGCTGACTTTCAATTGCAAATGTCGTATAGCGTCTGTAAACCATTTTAAACCATGTCATCTGAGGATTTCCAGTTAAGAATACATCCTGTTTTCCAAGAGCAACTAATTGTAAAAGGCCTCCTTGTCCGACCATCTACATTTATAAATAGAATTATGAATATGGGTATTTGCGCACCATATTCATAATTTTCACCATTTACCATAGTAGTAGAGAATGGCCTCTTCAAAGAGAACTTTGGATATAGATGAGCTTACATATCAAAACCTATATTTAAAAGCTCAATCGAATGAACAAATTTCATCTTATACGATTCCAGTTATTCCAGGAGGTAGCAATGTATATAAGCAATTTCAATATTTTACACCTGAACAAGTGCTAAGCGTAGCTGGTATATTATTTACACCATCAACCATACCAGATATAATAACATCTATAAATAGTCTGTCAGTAAATCAACTAAATTTAGCAAGTGGTATCAGTAGTGTATCTACTGCAGTTGGTATTAATGCATCTACCACTCAAAGTACTATAAATAAATATATAAGTACAGTATTAATATCTACATACAATGATTCATATGTATCATTAATTGCGGGCAATAATATTCTTCAAGGACAAAATATTCAAACACTAGCCTTGCAGCGTAACATTGTTACACTGGGAAATTCTATTTCAACAATATCTTCACAATTCATTCCATTATTCAATGATTTTAGTACAACGCTTGAAATAACCTTTAATCAAGCACCTGCAGTATGTACCATATCGACATTGTTCACTAATTATTACAGTAATATAAGCAGCGCAATAGTAGTACTTAGTACTAATACTGCTAATAGTATATCAACAACTGTAGGTGAAGATGCATCAACTATGATTGGATTTAATAGTAGTATTGATGATATTATTCAGGCTGCTTCAGGAGGAGCTTTCAGCACATTATCAACATTGATTACTTCTACACTTACTGGATTCAGTAATAGTGTTGCAAATTATAATCCAACTACTGGTCTCAGCAATCTATCAACATATACCGATAATTCACTTTCTACACTATCATCCTATTATATCATACAACGGGGAATACCTGGTATATGCTCTATTTCTACAGTAATGAATAGGGCATATATTTCAAGTATCGTGAATGCTCAAGCAACAGCTGGTACGCCAGGACTTTGCACGATGAGTACATATTTAACTGGTATATATCAATCAGTATCTACAAGTGCAGGGTTTTTGAAGGGTGATACTATTTCAACATTTTCCACATCACTTTATAGTCAGATTAATACAATTAACACAGCAATATGCACAGTCGGTTATACTTATGTAATTCTTCAACAAGAAGCAGTATCTGTATCACTTTCAACACTATCAACATCGTTCGGTAATAATTACAATAATTTGACATCTCTCTCGTCATTTTCTACAATGTTACCATCTGTATATTCAACTATATCGACTATTTTTGTTATCCAGTCTCCAGTTTCCACTCTGCGCACTTTATCAACTACACAAGGATCAAATATATTAAATATCTCTAGTTATATATCAACAGTATATCCATCCATCTATTCTGGTCCAGGCCTATCATCCTTCTCCACTTCTGTAAATCCCAATTTTTCATCTATCAGTACAAGTCTCACAGCATTATTTGCATCATTCTCAAACTATATATATACTACATCCTCTTTAAGAACTGATCCTGGTGTATCATCTCTTTCATCATTCGTAACACTATCAATGGCTCCATACGCGAGTCAATATGCTATTCTAAATCAATCTATTATAACTATTTCTCAAGATAGTAGTACAATATTTGGTGAATATTATACTCTCAGTACGAATGATGCTTTAACATATTCAAATCTAAATCCTGCGGCCTCAATCACTGCACTTAATAATACAATTACAAGTTTTTCCAATTATGTTAATACACAGATTGGATCTAAAGCGACACAGGCAAGCAACGTTTCAACATTTGCTAGTACATCAGTTTCACGATTATTTTCTTCTTATGTTGGTGTTGAAAGCTCATTCTTTACAACCTTGAATTATCTTGTATCTAGCTACACATCAGTATCAACCGTCTCAGAGGCAAATATATATTCTCCAACATTTTCAACATTTAAGACTAATTTAATTACCACATCAAATCTCACCGTAAATTCTGTACTCTACGCATCATCGATTGGCATTAATACATCATCTACAACTGAATATCCACTTTCTATTGTAGGAAGCGCCAGACTCCTCTTACCAAATCAACCTAGTACACACCATATATTAGTTGGAGTAGCAAATCCGAATACAGCCTTTATAAACTCAAATGCAGAATCTACATATAGAATAAGTCCATCAGATCCAGGATTTACAGTAAAAGCCAATGATATTGGATACAATGGTAAGATATGGGTGATTGTAGGTGAAACTAGTCCAACTACAAATTCAATTAAATATTCTATAAATCCAGCGTCTGCTTGGACAAATGCTACTATACCAGCAGGTTCATATTCAGTTAAATGTGTTAAATGGTCAGGGTCATATTGGTTAGCAGGAACATCAGTCAATTCACCAAACCTTCTAATAAGTTATGACGGAATTACATGGACCAATGCAGCGCCTGCAAGTGTAATAGACTCAATTAATGGCTTAGCATGGAATGGTCTTGCTTGGGTATCAGTCGGCAGTAATTCAATTCCTCCATTTACAAATATACAATATACAACACCCACAGGTGTATGGACTGCAGCAACAAATCTATTTTCTGGTCAAGGTAATTCTGTTACTACAAATGGGCGAACTTGGGTTGCCGTTGGAACAGGTGCAGTATCCATGAAATACAGTCTTAATGCTTCTGTATGGACAGATATTGGGATACCACAGTTGAGTACAGCACAAACAGTTGCGTGGAATGGAGACAAGTTTTTAGCGGCTGGTTCAAATGGTAATTCATCGAATCTTATGTATAGTTATAATGGTATTGATTGGACATATGTGCCTATAGCTGAAACACAAGTTAGCACAATTCAAACAGTTACTTGGGACGGATCACTCTGGAATCTTGCTGGAACGGCAGGTTCTTTACAACGAATTATGACTTCACCGAATGGTATCTCATGGACTACAAGATCTATCGGTGTAACAACAGGTAAAATCAATAGTATCGGATATGCTTCAAATACAATTCCAACAATACAATTATCAAATTTTGATATCTATTCTGGAGAAATTCCAGTTATAATAAATTCAAGAAATCGCATGAATATTATACAGTCAACCATATATTTCAATGACGGTAGTCTAACAATCCGTCATTCAGATTCTCTCAATGAAGGAAACATAGGAATTAATACGACTTATCCCGAATATGCTCTTGATATTGGTGTAGGAAATGCTAGAAAACCAATTGGTACGAATTGGGTTACGGCAAGTGATTCACGTGTGAAGATAAATATCGAAACAGTTGATTTAATGTCATGTGCAAATCTAGTATCAGAAATACCTCTTCGTACATACAGTTTTGTAAAAGAATTTCAACAAAAAACAGGTGTCGGTTCTAATGCGCAGTATGGGTTTATAGCACAGGAAGTTAAGAAATCTTTACCAGAAAGTATAAAATATACAAATGAATATGGTCTCAATGATTTTCATTCACTTGATACTGATCAAATATTCAAATTAGAATTTGGAGCTACCAAGTATTTACTCAATACAATTCAAAAACTAGAAGCCCAAGTTTCAACACTTGAATCTCGTTTGCAATGTATATAATAAAAAAAATGATAATCTTAGATGGCTTTATCCCAAACAAGCCTTGAAATAGACTTATTGACAATAGCAACACTTAATAATAGGGGTTTGCTAGTGTCATCTTCAAAGGCGTATACTCCGATTGTTAGTAGTATTGGTGCATTTTCCAAGTGGACAAATCAACCAACTGATTCTATATTTAAGCCTTTACTAAATAATTATTCAAGTGGCATATTATTTGAACAGGCGATTTCATCAATACAAGAAGCATATAATCAAACATCCTCATCACTGTATCTTAATACATCAAATTTAGCATCATTTACTGATGGAATGTATTCAACCCTCAATGCATATAGTAATATACCTCTAAGTACAGTATCTGGTCTACAAAATATATGTAGTATAAATTCTACGATTGTATACACTACATATAGTTCTGTTAGTCGTAATTACTCTACACTTTATTCAGGAGTAAGTACAACGGTCGATGGATTTTATGATACATTATTTTCACCAAATGCTTCCACACTTATTCAAACCGGTATTAAAAAATATATACCAAGAGAACGTGCTGGAGAATTTACTTATAATGCAATATTAAATCCAAATCCTCTTCTTGGTGGAGACTTTCCAAGCACTAATCCATTAGCATTCTATTGGACAGGCTTGCCCTCAGGATATATCGGACCAGGATTAAGTTCAATATCGACTGTTTTTAATAATATAAGTGGAATCTTTTATATAGATATAAATACAACATTTCCAAATATATTATCTACTATATCAACTGGTTGGGGATATTCAAATAGCAGTTTATACGAATACAGATCATCAATTAATGCCACTATATTAAATGCGCCTAATTATATTGATGGAGGGTCATCAATCTCTACTCTCTATGTAGATATTCAAATATGCACATTTATAAGTACACTCAATTATGCATCAACATTTGGCAAGCAAGTATCCACTATATCATCATTCCTTATATCAACTATAGACAATACTAAAATCCCTACATTCGATGGATTTAGTATTTCACAATTTATTAGCACTGGAAATGCTGGAATTAATAG